CTTCCGCGTTTCTGTTTCGATATAACCCTCACAGGGCGCCGTTTCGATGCGATGTTCAATCGCTTGTTTTATCCAGGCCACGTCCCTCCGGAGTCATTCCAGAGGGTAGTTGATGCCGTCAGAGATTTTCGAAATCGAAACTTTGATTCCCTTCCAGAGCTCTACGACAGATCTCGTTTGTCGTGGAACAGTTCCCTTCTTCTCGGAGGGTGTGTTGCAGTAGCGGGCGTGGCTCTCGCCACACTCGTTTCTCTCTTACTACCCGCCAAGGCCTACAAGAAGAGAAAACCTCAAATGGAATACCCAGGCAGTGGTGCCGGGCGTTCCCAACGTGCTCTTAACCGAAAGCTCACCAAAGAACACAAATCCGTCGCCCCTGGTCTAAAAGGGGCAAGTCCACCTGCCCGCCCTTCAAAGGCGGACGGTCAAGGGCTCCACGATGTCAGGTTCGGGCTCCTCGCTCGGGCGGCTGACTGGGTCTCCTCGCGTATCGTCGATGAAGGAACCGCGTGGGAGGACGCACCTCAGAAACCTAACGGATCGTCCTTTTGCCTGTGGATACGGGATACGACTGTTCTCATGCCAACTCATATCTACAAAGCTTTCGCGCGTGTCGGTTATGACGCCTTCTTGTCCTTTACTAAGTCGTCAGACATAACAGTCCGTCTCAAAGACTGTGAAGTCAAGGAGATAGAGGGCGACATCAGCCTTGTAACTCTCCCTCCGACAACCATCAACCAGAGACGTGACATCACGGGCTTGTTTTGTCAAGAAATTCCTAAGCGCCCCAAGATCGTACACGTCGAACCCAGTCGAACTGATGCGAGCTACCACCTGCACGATGCTTCGTCGTACACAGGTGAATTGTGTTACTCCGACTTGGAGAATGGTTACACTTTCTTTACGGATCTCACTCTCGAAGGTGTGCCCAATTACTCCGGTATGTGTGGAACGTGCTATTGCGATGCTAGTTCCGGCGAGATAATAGCCATTCACATGGCTGGTACCGAGTCGACTGATACGTCGTATGCATCAATGATAACGCGATCTATTGTCTCGGCCCCCGCACGACCACCTACCGTTGAGGACCTCAAGCGTGGCGGCGAACTTCCTCAGTGCGCCTTCCACGACCAGTTTCCCTACACTGGTAACACTCCCTTCTGGATTCCGGGGGTTCGGTGTGAAAATAAAGTTTCCGCTAAGCTCGCTGGGTTTGTGTCTGCAGAGACCAAACTCCGCCTGTCGGCATTTAAGTTCACCGAATTCCCAGTCCCCGAAACAACTTTTTCGCCCGTAGCTCTCAAGGAAGGACGTGACGAGGATGGTAATCTTCAATCCCCACTCGTTAACGCTCTTGCCAAGTACGGAAGACAGTCTTGTGTTCCTATGGACCTTCCTCCCGTCGACTTCTCTTCATGGTTCCCTAAGACCATGCGGCCTCATCGCGCCGGACCGTGCTCTATGGAAGAGGCGGTTTTCGGAATTCCGGGTTTTATGAAGTCTATTGACTTCACTACGTCCCCTGGCTTGTATTTCAAGAAACGCGGCTTCAATTCGAGGCGAGAGCTTTGTTTTGACGCCGCAGGCCGACCAAGACTGCACCCTGAGCTCATTGATAGGGTTGTATTTTTATTGTCCCTTCTTTTCCTCGGAATCGTCCCTCAGAACGTGTACGAGGATCAACTCAAGGACGAGTTGCGAAAAGCGACTCGTCATTGGATCCCTCGCTTGTTCAATTCGGGGGGGCTGGCTGAGCTTATTGTAACTATAATGTATCTCGGCCCTCTCTTTGTTGAACTCGAAAGTGACCCTACTCGTGCCCCTTGCGGGATGGGTCTCGACGCTCACTCTAAAGATTGGGGTAGACTGTGGTCCAGAATACGAGGAGTCGGGGAGAGGTATCCTATTGCTGGAGATTTCTCCGACTTCGACTCGTCGCTCAAAGCATTCGTCAAGATTTACTTCTGCCAGATGATTGCCCAGGTCTACCCAGAGGAACACCTCTACGTGTGTATCCTCGTTGTTGAGATGAACCTGAATGGAATTCACATTTGTAAGACCGTTGTGTACACGACTTGGTTCGGTACTAACAGCGGGTCATTTCTCACGTCTGTGTTCAACTCCTTTGCTAACTGGCTCCTTCATGTGTTTGCGTGGATGAATCTATTCCCAACAGAGCCTTACAACCTCCCGTGCTCATTCACGGGAGATGACTCTATCTTGTCGGTCGATGCTGATCATGCTGAATACAACATGGAGTACCTTGCCGACTTCTTTTGGAAGCGGTTTCGGATGCGTTATACCGCCCCTGATAAAACCCTGAAAAGGTTCCTCAGGTGGGATGAGGTGACGTACCTCAAAAGACGCTTCGTGCCGGGCCATGCCGGCATAATGGCGCCCCTGGATCTCGATTCGATTGCTAACATGGTCAAGTGGACAGACGCACCGGGCAACGCCGAGGTTGAGGACTCCGTTTTGCGGAGTCTTCAACTCGAGTGTTGGCACCACGGTGAGTCTCTTTACAATCAAGTGAGGTCGTGGATCCAGGCAGAGTCCCGACGTAAAGGTCGTGTTCTTCCAGACCTGAGCTTCGAGGCTATGTCCTACGCTCGCTCTCATGCCTACTAGAGAGCAACTGTCCGAAATGACACTAAACTACACCAGCCTAATGGCAGGGCCGTGTGCTCGACGGTTCAAACAACCGAGCTCGGGGGTAGACCCTAGAAATATCGAGGGTGGCCGCTTTGATCGTAGCAGCCACTTGTTTTACACGATCAACGACAGAATTCCTCCAACTAACCAGCCCACAACGGGCAATGCAGATATTACCTCGACCCAGGCCATAGATGGCTCTACGGTCGAGAACGAAACCAACGTCCCTCAGCAATGGACTGATCCTATGGTGAACGCGGCAGATCATACCCGCCCCGCCATGGGTTTCAGCGACGTTGGAGTGGTGACGAAGACTGAGACAGATTCAACGGGTCCGAAGCCCAAATCTGTCGGTCATTTCGAATCGACAAAGCTCCTCGAGCGGCCCGTCAAGGTCGCTGACTGGAATTGGTCTTCCAATGATCCAGCGATGGAGAACCTCCCCTTGCAATCGTTTCATGACATTGACAAGTTTCTCAGAGAGTTCCCTCGCAATAAGGAAATCCTTGACCAGTTCATCTACTACCGGACTGATATCGAGTTGACAGTACGTTTGAATACCAACCAGTTCTATATGGGTGGTCTAATGATAACGATGTTTCCTACGAGTATCATCGGTGGCACGATTGATGCTAGGGCGGTCCTTCAGCCCACGATTCTTGATGCGTCATCGGCACAGCAAGTCACCAAAAACTGGAAATGGTCTTGGCCTATGGCCTGGAAGTGTATCCGTGGCGGACAAACCACGGCTGCTGACCAGTTCCCTGTTTCCTTCTATATCGATGTTCTTTCGCCCCTTGTCCTCACTAAGTCCAATCTCTGTGACAACATTCAGGTGCAGATTTGGGCTAATTTCAAGAACATCGAACTCGCCTTTCCCTTCCCTCTACCACCAGCGGAACTTCGCGCCAAGAGAGGAGGAGTTCCCCAGATGCAACGATCTCCGTCTACGGACCCGGCTCAGAAGCGTCAACCGCCTAAGCCATCTGTGGGCAGTTTCCTCAAGACAGCATTGATGGACACTGCAGAAGCGGGGATTGACACTTTGGGAGATATTGCAACTTCCTTGATTCCTTTCGACAAGGCGGACAGGGAGGAAACACAATCCCCATTCATCATGGAGGCAAGTACGGATATGTACGTCACTGACATCCCAGACAGTAACGTGTCGACGTCTATCCGATCACGTCTCTACGCGCGACCATCGCCGTCAAGAATGCCTGCGGGCGAAAATTTCACGGTGTCGCGATATGCGCGTATCCCGGGCATTCGAGCCTACAAGTCCTACGTGACTAAGGGTGATAACTTTCAAGCTCCTATCATCACTTTTGGTCACGAGGATGCTCTTCGGACCCCGCTCGACTACTGCGCGGCTACGTCTCTCATGTGGCGAGGTAGCGTAAAACTTATGCTTCAGTTCTTTTGCGCAGCCTTCACCTCAGCACGATTTACCCTGACGTACTCTAACCCTATCGATGCTAACGCGGCGACTATTACCGCGGATCAGTATCCGGAGACGATCTCTAAGGTCATTAACGTCAAGGGACCCACAATCGATTGTACGACCCTTCCTTGGTTGAACATGAACTTGTGGCAAGACACGCTTGAGCTGACTACTATCCCCAATGAGTTCACTCTCACTCTACAGACGCCTATTGTCTGTTCGGAGTGTGCGTCCGATACGCCCATCAATGTGGTGTTTTGGGTCGCAGGTGGAGAAGATATTCAGTTCGCGTATCCAATCGTCGCAAATGAGACAACGTGGCCCGTGAAACCTTTACCCGCTAACGCGAGGATTAAGCGAGGGGGCACACCCCAGTGTTCAATCGCTGATACCTTCGCGGAACGGTTTCCACCTCTTGTTGAAAACTGTCACTACATGGTCGATCACGACTATGCAACGGCGGAAGTTCTTGGAGCTATAACTGACATCGCTAAGCGCTACTCACCAATGGCGATAGGCGATCTAGACACTTATGGTTTCTATGCGCCCTCAATGGATATCATGCCTATTGACATCCATGATTCCGCCCAAGCAGCAACTCAGAGGTATATGAAGTTTCGCGGTACGCTCTTTGGCACGTGGCGAGCAGCTTTCCTTAACCGCTCCGGTGGGTATCGATATCGCAGGTTCTATCCTTTGGACTATGACGATCGAGACACCGTAGTGGTGGGTCCGGGGTCTACCGATGCCCCTTCGACCGAACCCGTGGTCTACTTTTCGGCAGCTGACCGGACTACGCGGGTTACCGTTCCCCAGCTTCTACCTAATCCGTTCGCGGTTTTGGCTTTCTCGAATGCGTTCATTACGTATAATGAGCAACAGCTCAATCTCTATTCGCAGGAGCCAGGTGGAAGCCCCCCCACTGTCGCAGCTTTTCCTTTCATCGCTGCGCGTGACGACCTCCAGTTTGGATATCCCATCCTTCCTGTAGGTGTCCCTAATCCCCAGACGCTCACGTCCCTGAGTGATCCTCCTAAGGATCCCATACCTCCGGCGAGCGTCCGTTTATCGTGTGATATTCACCCGAAAGCTTCGGGCGTACTCAAATGCGCCCGTCGACCGAAGGGAATGTAGCGAGGCTTGTTAATGGTCTGGACCCTTGTGGCCCGGCTACTCGTTTTACAACTTTGGTTTTCTTTTGGATCACACCAAATTGGTA